AGGAGCAACAGATGGCTCAAATGCAACTTGCACAGGCTCAGGTGGCAGATCTGCAATCTAAGGCTCAGAAACAACAAGCTGAAGCTCAGAAAACCATGATTGAAGCTCAAATGATCCCTGAAGATCATCGAGTTAAGGTCATTCAAGCTGCTGCAACGAACATTGACCAAAGCAGTGACTTCGATAAACGCTTGAAACTGGCTGACATGATGCTAAAAGAGAAGCAAGTTAACCTGAAAGCTGCTGATCTAGTGTCAAATGAGCGAATTGCCACTATGCAGATGATGAATAAAGCTCGTAAATAACAAAATAGTTAACAAAAAGCTTGACAAAGTGTTGTTTTTATGCTACAATAACGCTATTGTTAAAGATTTAATGGAGGGATAAGCCAAATGGCCCCTGATTTACAAAAGTATTACGAAGAAACCTTTAGTACGATGAGCACTAAGGGTTGGGAGTACCTCATTGAGGACTTCGAAGAGATTAAGGCTAGTTTAAACGACTTATCAACTGTCACGGACACACAATCTTTATATTTCCGTAAGGGACAGTTAGATATTCTTGAATTAGTTTTAGGGCGTAAGGCTACGTGTGAGAAGGTATTTGAGGATTTACAGGAATGAAAAGACTGTATGACTTCAAATGTCCTAACGATCATGTAACTGAATCGCTAGTTGATAGTGATCATACGACAGCCAAGTGCAAAGTATGTAGTAAGGACGCTATCAGGCTTGTTTCAGCTCCAAGTATTGGTTTAGACCCCCTATCAGGGGACTTTCCCGGTGCTACAGCTAAATGGGCCGCTGTGAGGGCTGATAGGCTCAAGCAGGAACAAAAGAGAGGATCTGAGTAATTCCGCAACGTAGTGAGGATCTTTAAAAGATTCTTATCTGCGATAAGGAATAACCCTCAGGCAACCCTAGATTCATAATATAAATATCCTGTAATCCATCATGTGTGGACAGGGAAAGGTTAGGTATGGCTTTAATTGATAATGAGGAACTAAGTAGCGGTAGTGAGATTGATGCTGAAGATTTTAAACAACAGCAACAAAATTCTCAGATTGACCAGCAGCAACAGAACACACAGCAGGTGGAACAAACTCCTGAGATCCCTGAGAAGTACAAAGGGAAGAATCTCGAAGATATTGTTCGTATGCACCAAGAGGCTGAAAAGCTTATTGGAAGGCAAGCACAAGAGGTGGGTGAAGTAAGGCGGTTAGCTGATGAACTCCTAAAGCAAAGCTTAGCTCAGAACAACTCTAAGACACAACCAAAAGAAGAGATTCCAACAGAGGTAGACTTCTTTGAAGATCCGCAGAGTCACGTTAATCGTGCTGTAGCGAATCATCCAGATGTATTAGCTGCTAAACAAGCTACAATGCAACTGAAGCAAATTCAGACACAAGCAATGCTCAACAAGAAGCATCCTGACTTTGCAGATATTGTACGTGATGGTGAGTTTATCGAGTGGGTTAAAGCTTCTCCAATGAGGCTCAACATCTACGCAATGGCTGATGCTAACTATGATTTCAATGCAGCTGATGAACTAATCTCTACATTCAAACAGATCCGCACATCTAAGACACAACAAACTACTGATGCAGGTAACGCTGTCCGCAAACAGAATCTGAAAGCAGCTGGTGTTGACGTTGGTGGAACTGGAGAGTCTTCTAAGAAAGTATATCGTCGTACCGACCTTATCCGGTTACGCATGACTGATCCCGACCGATATGAAGCCTTACAACCAGAAATTATGGCTGCATACTCTGAAGGTCGAGTGAAGTAAATTTAAACACAAACAAATCATTAGGAGATTTATAAAATGGCTTTAGGTACAAATCACGTAACAACCACAACTGCAGCAACGTTCATTCCAGAAGTATGGAGTGATGAGATTGTTGCAGCCTACAAAAAGAGCTTGGTAGCTGCTAACCTCGTTAAGAAGATGAGCTTCAAGGGCAAGAAAGGTGACACCGTTCACATTCCAGTGCCTGCACGTGGCTCCGCTTCTGCTAAGGCAGCTTCTACACAAGTGACTTTGATCGCAGCTACTGAGTCTGAGATCGCTGTGTCTATTAACAAGCACTATGAGTATTCACGTTTGATCGAGGATATTGTGGAAGCTCAAGCATTGTCTAGCTTGCGTCAGTTCTACACTGATGATGCTGGCTATGCTTTGGGTAAGCAAGTTGATAGCGACCTGATCGTATTGGGTCAACAGTTCAACGTCTCTACAGCTGGTGCTGGTAACTATCGTTATGCTGGTGCTTTTATCGGTGGTGATGGCTCTACAGCTTTCGACTACTCAGCATCTTCTGGTGCTGGTAACGCCTCAGCTTTGACAGCTGCTGGTATTCGTCGTACTATTCAGCGTCTTGATGACAGCGATGTTCCTATGGACAATCGTTTCTTCTTGATTCCTCCTTCAGTGCGTAACACCATCTTGGGCTTGTCTGAGTTTACCACCTTCAACAGCGTTGGTGAAGCCGGTACTGCTAACAGCATCCGTAACGGTATGATTGGCGACATCTACGGTGTTCCAGTCTATGTTACCTCTAACGCTGGCTACGCTAACAGCGCTGCTGACGGTTCAGGTACTAACATTGGTCGTGTGTGCTTGATGGCTCACAAAGACTCTATGGTGTTGGTTGAGCAAGTTGGTGTCCGTTCACAGACTCAGTACAAACAAGAGTACCTCGGTACATTGTTCACTGCTGATACTTTGTACGGCTGCGCTGAGTTGCGTAACTACGGTGGCGTTGCCCTCGTGGTTCCAGCTTAATAGCTGAGTAGGTTCCCCATACTCAAAAGGTGTGGGGAGCCTTTTTAATGTATTACTTTTAGTACATCAGAAAGGTATTAATATTATGGCTAAATTTAAATGTAATCAATCAGGTAACACAGTTGAATTCTTCCAAGAGCATGAGATTGCTGAAATGCGTAAACATGGAGGCTACACTGAAGTAGTTGAAACTCCTGTTGTAGTACAAGAAGCAACTCCTGTAAAATCAACCAAAAAATCTAAGGTAACAGCAGATGAAACCAGTATCAGTGGGGACGATTCTAACAGCGGCAACTAAGACTACGGTCTACACAGTTCCTACAGGTTATTATGCTAAGTGGGTTCTTTGTTATGTTGTTAATACTTCTGGTAACAATAAAGCTGTAGATGCTCTTTGGTATGATGCTAGTACAGATACTGAAATACGCATCTTAGACAACTACGTACTAAGCCCAACACAGTTTATTAAGTTTAATGACGGTGCTTATGTTGTTCTTGAAGAGGGTGATCAGGTACGATTAGAGTCAGAGTCTGGCTCAACAATGAATACTATTAATACATTTGAGCTATACAGAAAAGGCGAATAACTATCATGGCAGCACCACAAGTATTGAGTGATGAACAGCTTTTCCAGCTCACAGGTAGCTGGGAAGCTGCTGCAGCGTTGCGTGATGAGCAAAATAGAGCCTTGAATGAGTATAACTGGTCACAACAAGCTGCACCTGCAGGTGGTGGTATGCTAAGCGGTAATATCTTAGCAGGTGCAAGCTGGAATAGTCTTAACGATACTTTAGCTAACCAGTTAACTGAAGCTACAGGCCAGCAGACATCTAACTATGCAGTTGGTGGGGCTACTACAGCTGATACACTTAACCAGTTGAATACATTTATCTCAAGTGGTGGTACTTTTGATCCTAACGCTACAGTATTCTTGCAAACTGGTGGTGTAGACTTTTTGCAAGGTGTCGATAAAGGCACAATTAAAGACAATATCAATCAAATTGTTAAGACACTGGGTGATAAAGGTGTTAATGTTGTCTTGACTGGCTCTCCTTACGCAGCTTCAGTGCAAGATGTTATTGACAATAAGTTCAATCCTGAAGTTGATTCACTGTTCAAGGATATTGCCAAAGAGAACTCTAATGTAGCTTTGGTTAACACTCAGGGTGAGATCCTTAAAAATAAAGACCTATTAGTAGATGCCTTGCACACAAATGCTGCAGGTACGGCTATCTACAATCAATCAGTTATTGATGCTCTGTCTCAGTTTAATAATGAAGTACCTCCAAGCACTCCTCAAGCTATTACACAAGCACAAAGATCTAATGTAATCCCTACAGCTCGTGGCACTGTCATTGAAGGTGACAATATTGAAGCTCAAATGGCTGGTGTACCTCAAGTAGTTTATGAGACACGAGTAGATCCTAACAACCCTGCTAACTGGGAGACTTACAATCCTAAGACTGGCGAAGTAATTGATTCTGGTACTTTTGCAGGTGGTGGTGATCGTGGTTTGTTAGCTGCAGCAGCTCCTGTAATTGGATTGGCTGCATCTACAGTTGGATTACCTTTCATATCAGGTGCTTTAGGTGGCTTAACAGGTGCTACAGGTTCTACACTGGCAGGTTTGACAGGTGCTACAATTGGCGCTGGTACTCAAGCTGTAGCTGGTGGAACTACTGAGGATATTCTTAAAGCTGCTCTGTTAGGTGGTGGTGGTAGCTTTTTAGGTAGTGAATTACAGAATGCTTTGTATGATTCTACAGCTGCTGCTGACATTGCAGGTGGTTTGAATCCTAAGTATGGTACTAACTATGAAGAGTGGATGTCTAATGTATTGGATAATCCTGAAGCTCAGAAGGCATTAGCAGACTATGTTAACGGTGTAACTACATCAACAACAACAACTCCAGTAGCTGTAAGCACTCCAGTTACAGATGGTGGTGCAGTTAATGTAACAGGAGCTGCAACACAGCCAATTACAAGTAACGTAGCTGGTTTGTTATCTTCAATTCCATCAGCAGGGACTGTTAAAGTTACAGGTTCTAGTCCAGCTACAACACCTGAAGTAGTTAACGCTATCACAGCTGCTCTTCCTACAATACCTAGTACAACAGCAGCAGGTGCAACTCCTGAAGTTAAAGTCACAGCTCAAAAGCTTACCAATGTAGGAGATACTTTAGCTGCCCTGCCTTCTACTTTGTTACCTCCAACTATAACGTCTCCAACTACAACAACAACAACAAATAAGACTACTAATGAATTAGGCTTAACTGATGAACAGATGGCTAACCTGTTAAAGGCAGCTGTAGGTTTATTTGGAGGTTTAGGAGCTGCATCATTAGCTGGTACACCAACAACAACAACACCTGCTGTAGGTGCACTACCTACACAGTTACCTCCAATGTACACGGATGATTATTTCACCAAAGTACAGCAGAACTACAACAGACTTCTTCCCGCAGTCCCTCGTGATGTCGCATCGCCATTACGTGACTGGTACACTTCACAATACGGAGCTTAAATGGCAAGCACAATCATTACTAAGAATAGCAGTACAGCCACAGCAGTACCTGCAGTAGGTGACTTACAACAAGGTGAGTTAGCTGTTAACGTTACCGATAAGAAGGTATACACTAAAGATAGCAGTGCAGCTGTTGTTAAGCTGGTAGGCTCATTAGGTAATCAAGAAGCTAATGCTGTAGCTATTACAGGCGGTACTGTTACAGGTATCGCTGACTTGGCTATTGCAGATGGTGGTACAGGAGCTTCAACAGCTAATGCAGCGTTGAATAACTTGCTTCCCTCACAAGCTACAGCTTCAGGTAAGTATCTGAAGAGTAACGGTACTGATTCCTCATGGGATGCTCTTGATATTTCAACAGCTGATATTACAGGTACTCTTCCAGTTGCCAATGGAGGTACAGGTGTAACTACCTCTACAGGCACTGGTAATGTCGTATTGTCTAATTCACCTACATTGGTAACTCCAGCATTGGGAACTCCAGCGTCAGGTGTAGCTACTAACTTGACAGGTCTTCCACTGACCACTGGTGTTACAGGTACGTTGCCAGTAGCCAATGGCGGTACAGGTATTACCAGCTTCGGTACTGGTGTAGCAACATTCTTAGGTACTCCTAGCAGTGCTAACTTAGCTGCTGCAGTTACAGATGAAACTGGTACTGGTGCTCTGGTGTTCGCTAGTAGTCCTACTCTTGTAACCCCTGCACTTGGAACTCCATCTAGCG